TGCGCATCTACTACTACCTTAGACAGCGCTAACGTGTTCGCGAATTTCTTCTTTTGAGCATTGCCCTCAGCCTTCATTAGCTTTTTCACCTCGCGTAATTGAAGACCCGCGATAACGTCAGCATTGTTCATTAATTCTTGTTCGATTGTTAAAAGTTGATTAGTCATGATACTTGTTTTTAAGGTTGATAATGGATGTACAAACATCGTGCCAAAGTTGTGCGCTGTCAGTATGTATATCGTTTCTTTCATGTCTATTTTACTATCAAAGAGCGTGCCAAAGTTTTAATTGTCATGCTGTCATGGTGGGCGCTGTCATGGTGGGCGCGCTGTATTGCTGTGGTGACGTGAAGCGTGCACGCTGTCGGTGGTGGGCATTTGTTCGGGGCTGTGTGAAATTCGAGGGGGTGCTGAGAGATGTCTCAGTGTTCCTGAGTACACTATGCAACAGCGCGAGCGTGCGCGTAACGGGGCGCGAGGGGGTGCGGGCATGACATGGTGACGCGGGGCGCGGGCACATGGGCGGAGCTGTGGCGGTGGTGGTGGTGGTGCTATCCATGGCTGTGGGAAAACGCCAAAAAATCCGACGAGCGCCGAGGAAAAGCAGACCCCCCTATAGAGACGCATCCCGTTTCCGCGGGAGGGGTGGCACGCGCACAGCGGGGGGGAACCCTCAACCCCTATGTATCTAAACCATTTTGTATCTTTGTAAGAAAAAAATAGATATGATGAAGATTAACTTAAAGGGCACACCGGGACTTACGGTTAAGAACGGTCGCCTACAGAACAATCTACCTGATGGAGTCACAGGTATCCAACACGCAGCGGACATGAGAAAGATGAGACGACGAGAAGAAAAGATTTCCATGATGGAGGAAGCCACTTTCAGAGCAGAGATGCGCTCAGACATGATGGAGAAAATGCAAGAAAAAATGGGCGGAAGTTGTGGTATGTAAAAAATAGTCTTACATTTGTACTGATTTGTTTTTCGCATAGGTTTAAAAGGGTTGGCAGTTGAAAGCGTCAGCCCTTTTTTTGTCGCAAATATCTCCTAAATATGCGACAGAGTTATTAGACACAGAACAGTCTTTTAATGGAAAAGATTACCCCGTCTATTATTTGTCTATTTATTTTTTGACTCTCTCAATCTTGGTTTCTCTCTATTATCTATTATTATGATATATTTTCGACATTAGAATGTACTCTAAAATGTTACTTAACTTATTGATTATTAATACTTTGTCAAAAATGTCGATTTTAAAGAAGAAATCTTATTTAAAAAAAAATAATAAAGGAGGAAATATATATATATATAGTAGGGGAGCAAGAATTTGTCATTGCTTAGCGAGACCCCCTAGGCGAATAATAATTCGTATATTTGTATTGTAATGATATACCACAGGAGAGGGCGTCAGTTTAAAGCGATGCCCTTTTTTGTTTCAAACATTTGCCAATAATTTAAAAAAGTGGCTATTGTACTGTGCACTTTAATGCACTTCATGTTGACAAGTGGCAACATAAGGGACAAAAACACATTATAATGTGCGTTTTATAGCACATTACGCTTAATTCAGGTGAAAAACACTTAATTATCACAATTTATTGCTATTTTTGTGACAAATTAAATTATAATCTATGGAAAATTTAGGGTATTCACCAAAGGACATCCGTTTTGGTGACTTAGGAAGAGCAAAGCTCATCAACGGTATTCAGAAGATTGCGGGAGCAGTTAAGAGTACACTTGGCCCACGAGGCAACACGGTGCTAATTGAGTCGCCAAACCACACAGGAAGTATTACAGTAACAAAAGACGGCGTGACCGTAGCAAAGGCAGTTGACCTGCTTGACCCGGTAGAGAACTTGGCTGTAAGAATGATGAAGGAGGCTGCTGACAAGACAGCTACCAACGCAGGTGACGGTACAACTACAGCAATTGTGTTGACTGAGGCGCTTGTGCTACATGGTGACAACATCATTACCCCTGAGCTAAACCGCATTCAGGTGCTACGCCATATGGCTGAGCTGAGTGAGAGCGTGGTTGAGAGCTTAAAGAAGAAAAAGAAGAAGGTGACCAAGAAGATGATTAGCGACGTTGCTAGTATCTCTGCGAACAATGACAAGAACATCGGTAGCATCATCTCAAAGGTATACAACGAGATTGGTACCAATGGTATTGTCACTGTCGAGAAGTCGCAGACCACTGAGACATACGCTGAGAGCACACAGGGATTCAAGGTACAGCGAGGTTACTACTCGCCGTACTTCATTAATGACCACAAGCGTGACGAGTGTGTATTTGAGGACACGATGGTCCTAGTGTGTGACGCTGAGATTCATAACATCCTACAGATTGAGGCAGTACTTAAGCCAATCATCCAAGAAGGGAAGCGCCTACTAATTATCGCACCGTGCTCCGCGCACGTAATTAGCACATTGGCTGCTAACGTAGCAAAGGGTAACCTAAAGGTGTGTGCAATTGAGCCGCCAAGCTTTGGGTATAAGAAGCATGAGCTGATGGCTGACATTGCGCTTGCAGTAGGAGCGAAGTACTTCAGCGAGAAGACAGGTGATGACCTGAGCCTCCTGACATATACTGACCTAGGACACGCGGCTAAGATTATTGTTGACTCGCAGAGCACTGTGATTATCAACTCACCGTTCAAGACTGACGAAGAGGCAATTGAGGAGAGAGTTGTTCAGCTGTGGGACGCGCATAAAAACGCGACCAAGAAGCACGACAAAGACTTCATCCTTTCTCGTATCGCCTCCCTGACGGGAGGGGTAGGTGTCATCTACGTAGGTGGTACCACTGACATCGAGCAGAAAGAGCTATATGACCGTGTTGATGATGCAGTATGTGCAGTACGTTCAGCACTTGAGGAAGGAATCCTTCCGGGTGCAGGTAAGGCACTACTTGAGGAGGCAAGAGCACTAGACAGATGCGAGGGCGAGACACCTGAGAAGAATGCAGCCATTCGCATACTAAGCGAGGCGCTATCTGTACCAAGTGCGCAGATACTCCTTAACGCGGGGATTGACCCAAATGGCATCTATGGTGTCAATAGTAAGTTCACCGCTGACGGTGATGGATACAACGTGAAGACAGGTGAGTGGGGTAACCTAATTGAGATGGGTGTAATTGACCCGTTCAAGGTAACGCGCTCAGCACTTCAGAACGCTGTGTCTGTAGCAACAACAATCTTATCAACTGACGCTATTATCACAATGGCGCGAACATATGAGGCACAATGATAGCAATCGGAAAGAATATCATCATCGAGGCAATTGAGAGAGAGGTCAAGACTGAGTCGGGCCTCCTCTTAAGCGCTCATGACACCAACGAGTTTAGATATAAGCTTGGGAACGTAGTTGAGCCGGGAACGGACGTAACTGTAATTAAGAAGGGAGACGAAATCTACTACGATAAGTCAAACTCCTATACCATGGTTATTAACGACAGACCATATACCATCATTCATGAGCGGGATGTTGTCGTTGTTTCAGCTCGGCATTCATTTGAGTAACCGCACGTCGGTATCTCTTATTCATATAACCTGCATTCGCTTTGAATAGCGGGTTCGCATCAGGGGTAGTAGGCATCTGCTCCCCTTTTAGCATTTTATACACACTTCCGACAACGCGCTTTGCCTTCAAAGACAGCTGATAGATAGCCCTTGTATTGGTGTGTGTGTTGTAAGAACGAAAAGATTCAATCCAACCGGCTGCCTTCAGACGCTTAAAACGGTCTTCCTCCCACGAGATGATTAGGTCAAACTCATCAAACTTGGCCTTTGAGAAATACTTCTCTGAATAGAGGAAAAAAAGTATGTCGAGGTCTGACTGCGTCAGCCCATGTTTCACTTTAGTGTACTGTCTTATTACCCTCCAATACTTTAGAAAGTCATCCATATTTAATTAAATTTTATTAGTAACTTTGTCAAAGTTAAGCATTAAAACAAAAAAAATGGCAATTAAAGACTACAATAGCAGCAACTTTAAGAACGCTGCAATGGACAGATTAAGCGGACGATTCGGTAAAGGACCGGGCGACGGACTTAAAAAATCATCTACCACATCTACTACATCAGCTACATTGGCTAACCCATGGTCAAAACCAAGGGTAAATGCTGTAACTGCACCTTCTGTTAAGAAACCTGCTACTACACCAATGCCTGCTGCAAAACCAAGTACAACTGTTAGTACAACTGCTGACAAGACTATGGCTGCTGCTGCTCCAAAGAAGACAATGAAAGAAGTTCGCTCAGAGAGTAAAATAAAGGTAAAAGAGGCAAAAACACAGAAGAAATTGGATAAAATTAATAATCCAAAGACTGCTGAAGAAAAACAAGAAAGAAACAAGAGAGTTGCTTTAGGAGTTGGTACAGGTGCTGCAGCTGTAGAGGGAGCATTGGAATTAGTTAAAAAGGTAAAGGATACCTTCCCGGGGAAAAATCAAGGGAACTAATGAACTTCACTCTATACGCTGACGGATTCGACGAGGCTATAGTTGGCTTGGAGACCAACGGAGACATTCCGCGCGTAGTGTACAGCATCGAGAAGATGGTGTTCATACTTATGCAGAGGGATGCAATGACTGAGGAAGAGGCTGTAGAGTTCATTAGCTTTAATGTGACATCTGCATACCTAGGAGGCGAAGGCACTCCAATCTACATCAATCAGTTCAACAAGAGAGAGATAGATGAAATTATAGACGACATGCAATGGGACAGTTAAAATATTCAGATAAAGGAGTACCATACTCCGAGAAGTCAGGCTCAATCAGAAGTACTCTTGAGGGAATCTCTATTAAGAACCTTCAGGCAATGAAGCTTATGAACGAAGGGTTCCGACTAAAAGAGCAGATGGGCCGTAAGAATAAAAGCCGTTCTCAGTCAGGAGAGTCTAGAGGACTTGGATTATATGAACTAGGTAGCTCAGGCTCAGTTAGACTACCAAGAAGAAAATAGTATGGCAAAGACAGCAGCTTGGACCCGAAGTGAGGGTAAGTCAAAGACAGGAGGACTTAATGAGAAGGGTGTAGCGTCATACAGACGCGAGAACCCGAGGTCTAAACTAAAGATGGCAGTTACGACAAAGCCATCTAAGCTTGACCCGAATAGTAAAGACGCAAAGAGACGCAAGTCATTCTGCGCCCGAATGTCAGGTGTTAAGGGGCCAATGAAGGACGAGAAGGGTAGACCAACAAGAAAGGCATTGGCTCTAAGAAAGTGGAACTGTTAAAATAAATATTATGAAGAAGGTAATTAAAAAAGCAGCAAAGTACGAGTCTAAGAAGTCATTGGACGGAAAGATGAAGTTCCTTAAAGGAAACGTAGGGAGTGCTAAAAAGAAGGGGTTCCCTGACGAAAACGGAGACGGGAAGGTAACAAAGAAAGATGTACTAATTGCTAAGGGAGTTATCCCTAAGAAAAAGAAGTAATATGCCAAAAGACGCCTGCTATAGAAAAGTAAAGGCATCCTACGATGTTTTTCCATCGGCAAGGGCCTCTCAGGCTATTGCAAAGTGTCGAAAGGCATCAGGAAGTGTAAGAAAGACTGAGGCAGGTTCTTCACTTAAGAGGTGGGGAAAAGAAAAGTGGGTCGATACACGTACAGGAAAGGCATGTGGTGCGGGAGGTAAAAACGAGTACTGCAGACCATCGAAACGAGTGTCCTCAAGAACACCGGTAACAAAGAACGAGATGAGTTCGTCTAAGCTTTCAGCAAAGAAGGCTGAGAAGTCAAGAGTTGGTATGGGTAATAGAGTATCAAACGTAAAGAAATGAAATTAACAAGTAAGAGCAGAGGATTTGGTGATACTGTTGAGAAGATTACTACAGTCACAGGAATCAAGAAGGTTGCTGATACAATAGCAAAAGTAAAGAAGGGAACAGGCGAGTGTACGCCATGTCAACAGAGACGCGACGCACTAAACCGAGCATTTCCTTACCAAAAATAAATCGTATATTTGTAAAAAATAATCATGGCAACAATACCATCAGGGACTAAGTTCCATACCGTACCGGCAGACGTAGAGACTCAGAATAAGGGGTCTAAGCTAGCAAATGCACAGAGAAATATCTTTACTATTGAGGATGTTAAAAATTCAGTAGCTCCAAAAATGCTAATTTCTTTTATGGGGCAGTCAGGCACAGGTGACCCATACCTTCAGGGACCTTATGTTGCAGATTTTCTACCAAGTATAATGTCAAGAAATGCAGTAGGTCAGTATCAGATTATATTTCCTGCAGGGACACTTACTAATAAGACAATTGTTACTATATTGCCGCAGGCTGCTATTCCTGCAACTGCATCAGGACTAATAAATGTGTCATCTTATTGGTATGCTGACTCTATTCAGATTACAACTAAGAACCCTGCTACAAATGCACTTACAGATGGTTACTTAGATAACGCAATCATTCAGATTCAGGTATTCCCATAATAAAACAAAATTGAATATACTTTAGTGATTCCAACACAAAGTAATCGAGCCACCTTCACAGGTGGCTTTTTTGTTTTAAAATATTGCTTATCTTTGTCTTATAAAATATAAAAGATGGCAAATTATCAAAAATTGCAGGTTGGAACCGCACTAAACATAGTAAAGTCTGACGATGCAAATATTCCTTTCCCAAATGTAGTTGAGTCGGGAGTAACCGGTTCAGTAAGTGTTAATCAGCTAGAGGATGTTACAGGAGAGTTTGTAATTAGAAAAGTTCAGGTTGGTGACGTTGTAGTTAATAACTCTACAAATGTGTCAGCTACTGTTACTCGTGTTCTTGACGATACCAATCTATTGATAAACGCAAACATCTTTACAGTATCAGGAGTATCATATACTATATATGCTCAGAACGGAAAAGAGGGATGTGTACTGTATATTGGGACAGGAGGAAACCTTCGTGTACTTACAGCAAGCGGACAGGATGTTACCTTTACAAATGTACTAGGTGGGACATTCTTACCTGTTCAGATACTTAAGGTATTCTCAACAAACACAACAGCATCAGGCTTTGTAGCTCTTTGGTAAGATGATGAACGGTATACAGATAGCAATTATGATAGGTATTTCAGGGGAGAACTCTGACACACCTGTATACTCTAATGAGCGTGTTACTGACATCGTAGAAGAAAATAGATTAACTGACGACGGTTACGAACGTATAACAGACTAAAAAATGGCAGGAAAAAAGATAGGTGAATTAACACCACTAGGAAGAAACTTAATCTCAACAGATGAGTTAGAGCTATCACTTGCAGGTTCAGCAGGTAGCCGCAAGATTACAGGAGCTCAGATTATTGGAGCAGCAGGTGGAGTAACATCTGTAACAGGAACAGCTCCAATTGCATCAAGTGGTGGAGCTACACCTGCAATAAGTATTGCAAATGCAAATACTACAACAACAGGAGCATTAACCTCAACAGATTGGAATACCTTTAACGGTAAACAAGCTGCTTTAGTAAGCGGTACAAATATTAAGACAATCAATGGCACTTCTGTTCTTGGAAGTGGGGACTTAGTAATTGGAGGACTCCCTGCATGGGTAGAGACAAATGCTACTGACTTAACTTTGTGGAATAACGGAAAAGGTAACGTTATTTCAAATACTTCTTTTGGTGATTCTGCATTAAGAAGCAATACCACAGGTGCAAGAAATTCAGCTTATGGTAACAACTCATTATTTTCTGTAACAACAGGTTCAGACAACACAGCTTATGGCAGCTCCTCATTAGGAAATATTACTACTGCAAGTTTCAATACAGCAATTGGTTCTGAGTCAATGTTTTCAGCTTTAGGTGGAGCTCAGAATACCGCTATTGGTTATCAATCACTTAGAAACGTAGGCGCAGGAAGTAATAATACTTCTGTCGGTTACCAAGCTTTATTAAATAACACAGGAGCTTCAAATAGTGCATTAGGTTGGTCTTCACTAAAAACAATGACAACAGGTACGCAAAACGTTGCTATTGGATACAATGCATTAACTGCCGCTACTACATCTATTAACAATGTAGCCATTGGTTTTCAAGCTCAATATCAATCAACAACAGGCGCAAGTAATACATCTATCGGATTTCAAGCTAATGGAGGTATTACAACAGGTTCAAATAATACAGGTATAGGTACAAATGCAAATACAAATATACAAACAGGTATAGGTAATACAGGAGTTGGTGCGCAAGCAGGAGGTGCTTCTGTAGGTACTAACTATTCAGTAGCTGTTGGATTTCAAGCTACAGCGGGAGCTGATGCTATTGTAATTGGAACATCCTCTAATTCATCTACTTTTACAGGAGGTGTAATTATAGGACGTTCAGCAACTGCAACAGCGAATAATCAATTTATAGTAGGTAGTTCAAGTTATAACGCAGGTTCAGTAACAACTGAATCATTGTCAAGTACTAAAACTTGGTCAGTAGTAATTAACGGAGTAGCACAAAAAATTCTTTTAGCATAATTATGGAAAACCTAACACAAGAGCAAATTGCTCAAAGCGTATCAGCCGCATTTGATAGCGTTAATTTAATTAATGAAATTAATATGCAAGATGAGAAAACACAAGAAGATATAGATACTATTCAAAGAAATGTTGAGCACATTCGTATTATGATGGGGCATGAGTGGTTTGTAACAGCTTTAACAGCAGAGCAGACAGAACAAATTAATGTAATTATCAATGACTAAAGAAAAAGCAATTGAAATTTTACAACAGGCATTAAATAATGCTACGTTGAAAGGTGTATTTAATCTTAATGATACAGCATTTATCATTCAAGCTTTAAATAAGTTAAATGAATTAGTTGAAATCGTACCAACTGAAGAGTAATGGCAAAGGTTCAGTCGTCAACATCGTTTTCAGCTAAGCCTAAGTCAAAGAGACCGGGGATTCATGCAAAGAGCAAGACAAGCAAGCTTAAGATAAGTAAGAACTATGTAAAGAAGTATAAATCTCAAGGTAAATGACAGTTACGATGGCTGATATATGGATGTTAATTTTGGGCTCAATTGTAGCTATCATTGGATATTTTTTAAAAATGGTCCACAATGATGTGCGTAGCAATACTGAGTCGTTAGGCAAGCTTAAGGGTAAGATTGAATTAGTGGAACAGGAAGCGCGCCTCAAATATCAGGCCATACAGGAACAGACTCAACTTGAGATTAAGAACTTGGCAAGAAGTGTTGCCGAGCTATCAGAAGCAGTAAAACAATTAATAATAAATAGATGAAAAAATTTATTATTCAGATATTCACTGACGAGTCAGGTGTATACTCATCAAAGAGATTTGTAGGTATACTATGTTCAGTTTCGTTAGTTGCATCGCTTATTATTAATGCATTCGTTGGACATGAATTTGATAAGTCAAGCTCAATTGTTAACTCCGTAGCGCTGTTAGCATTTGGAGCATTAGGTTTAACTTCAGTTGATAAATGGAGCAAAAGAAAATGACACCAATTTTAGAAAAATACGTTGCCTTCACTAAAAAATGGGAAGGCGGACTAAGCAGAGATACATCTGACTCAGCAAGCTCTTACCCATGTCCTACTAAACACGATGGTAAGTCAGGTTGGCATACTAATGCAGGTATTACATATGCTGCATGGGTACAGTACTTTGGTAAAGATAATGATGAGCGTTTCTTTCTAATGGCACCTGAGGATTGGTTCAAGGTATTCAAGAAGGGATATTGGGACGGAGTTAAAGGTGATTTATTTTTGTCACAAAATATTGCAATAATTGTGACAGGAGTTGCATGGGGGAGCGGTGTAAAACAAGCCGGAATGACGCTTCAACGTGCTATACTAAATTGCGGAGTTATGGTAGATAAAGATGGGATAATCGGAAAAAATACGATTAACGCTGCAAATTCTGTCAATCCAACAAAGTTATTTGATGCAATTACAGACGAGAGAGAAAGATTCTTCAAGGCTATCGGGAGACCGGGTTCTAAGAATGCAAAGTTCCTCAAGGGATGGCTTAATCGTTTGGCAGACTATCGTAAAACCTTTAGGCCATGATGTATGCTCAGAGCTGTACACACGACGTAAAAATTACCTATACCTATGAGAAATAAATTAGCAGGAACTAAGACAGGTAAGTCTAGGAGCGCACGCTTCTATCAAGAAAATCCTGAAGCCCGTCAGAAGAAGATGGAGTACGACAAGGACTATCAGGATAGCGATAGTCGCAAGAAGTACCGTGCTGAGCTCAATAAGATAAACAGAGATAAAGGAACCTACGGTAACGGAGACGGAAAGGACGTAGCACATAAGACAAAGACAAAGACACGTATGCAGTCACAGTCAAAGAACCGCGCTGATAAGAAGCGCTCATTTTTCAAATAATGAAACAAATTGCACTCATTTTTGTTACACTGCACCTGTTATTCTCGTGCTCTTTAAACTACCATCTTAATAAAGCTATTAAGAAGGGATACAGATGTGATGAAATTAGCGATACTATTAAGATATCTTCAATAGACTCATTTCCTGTCATTGTGCACGACTCAATTGTTTGGGAGAAGATATCTATCCAAAAAGATACAATCGTTCGTTACAAGACATCTTATGTACCCAAAACGATGGTTGAGTACAGAATGGACCTACGCAGGTTTAATGACAGTATGAAGTATATCAAAAATATGTACTCTGACTCATTAGATGCAGCTATTAAAATCAATAAGCAAGAGTCTAAGGTAACTATAAAGACTCGGCCAAAGAAACGCTCTAATCTATTTCTATTAGGGTTATCAGTAGGTATAATTTTAACTCTAATAACAAAGTATGCAGTTAATCAAGCACTCAAAAAATTTACACGAATTAATTTTTAAGGAAGACGATGTAAAGATAGCCATGCTATCAGACATCCATTGGGACAATCCTAAGTGTGATTGGGACCTACTAAAGGCCCATATGGACTACTTCAAGAAGCATGATATCAAGGTCATGATAAATGGAGACTTCTTCTGTCTTATGCAGGGTCGCGGAGATAATAGACGTAATAAGTCTGACATCCGTCCGGAGCACAATAACTACAAGTACCTAGACTCAATTGTCGAGACAGCTGTAGAGTGGTGGGCACCATACGCAGACATCTTGACTGTTATTGGATATGGTAACCACGAGACAGGAGTAATTAAGTGGCAGGAGACTGATATCTTAAGACGCTTTGTTGACCTGTTGAATATTAAGACAGGAGCTAACGTACAGACCGGAGGATATGGTGGTTGGCTAATCATAAAGATTGGTACTAGGACGATGGTTACGTATAAAGTAAAGTATTTCCATGGCTCAGGTGGTGGTGGAATAGTTACAAAGGGAGCTATCAACCTTACACGTGCGCTTGAGATGTATGAGGATTTTGACGTATTTACTATGGGTCATATTCACGAGAACGCATCAAGAAATGACGTGCGTGATATGATTTCACATAACTCTTCACAGGGGTATAGAGCTGTTCAGCGTCAGATACACTTAATGCTTACAGGAACTTATAAGGAAGAGTATGAGGACGGGTCAAAAGGATGGCACGTTGAGAGAGGTGCTCCACCGAAACCATTGGGTGGGCGTATTTTGCACCTAAAGAACTATCGCATCATTAAAGATGGTACGGACAGGATTGAGAAATCAATTGACTCAATGAAAATAATTATCTAATAAATTGTATCTTTGTAAAAATTAAATGAAATGAAAACAGTAAAAATGAACCCTGAAAAGGGAGTCTTTATGACGAAAGAAGAGTTAGAAAAGACACAAGGAATGCACGGTGAGTTCAACAAGATGAAGCTTCAGCTTGCTGACATTGAACTTCAGAAGCACGGATTGATTAGAGCAATTGACATGTTACGTATGGAGTTCTCGAGTCATGAAAAGTTATTAATGGATAAATATGGCGAGGACGCTGTAATTAACGTCCAAACCGGAGAGGTTACTAAAAAATAAGACATGAAGATTAGCGGATATGCGATTGATTCAACACCTAACTTAAGTGATAAAGTTATTGGTACTGATGTGGATAATATGAATGCCACAAAGAACTTTACCATTGGACAAATTTTAAACTTAGGAGTATCAGGTGGTTTATTTGTTCCTTACACAGGCGCTACAAATGACGTTGATTTAGGATTGAATAATATCAGGTCCGCTGCTTTCATAAAAGATGGAGGTACAGCATCTCAGTTCTTAAAAGCTGACGGTACAGTAGATAGCAACTCTTATTTAACTGCAGGAAACATTCAGTTTACTCAAGTATTAAACGGTTTCTCAACAGTTGCTCAGGCACCATCAGCTCTTAACACACCTTTAATCGTTAGCTTTGGCGCGGCACAAGGAAGTCCTTTGACTGATGTTGAATTGCAAGCAGGTGGTAAAGTTATTTTTAATAGAGCGGGTGCATACTTTGTAAATGCATACGGAAATGTTGAGCGTCAAGGCTCATCAGGAGGAGTATCTGTACTTTTATTCCGTGCAGTTTTAAATGGAACTCAGATATCTACAACAAAAGGATTTCACTTAGACACTCCGAGTCTACCAACTCCATATGAGGTTACAATTCCATTCCAAGCTAACGCAGGTGATGTATTACAGTTTGAGATTATGCGTGACTCATCAGGAACTAATGCAGGGGGTGTTTACCCGCATACAAATCTAGGTGGTTGGTCTAACGTACCATCTACTCAAGTCCAAATTTGGAAAGTAAATTAAATTAAATCAAGATGTACATCAGGAAGATATCAGTTGGTCCCGATTACAAGGGTGGTGCAATGCACTATATCGTAGGTCAAAAGGTCTTAGGTGATACCCAAGAAATTCATCTCATTAAGTACGATGATGACAGGCAATCAATTAAGATTTATATTCAGAACGATAAGAGTGAAGTAGTCCTTTGGAAAGAGTTCAACAATACCATTCCGGTGGCCATTGAGTATAACGTAAATATATAATGCAATCTCCATTTTACTTTATAGTAAAACCAATAGAAGGCAAGAGATATAACAACACGAAGGAAGTAGGAGGAATTGAGCTAATCATCAGCACATCTGAGGAGGACTTCCGATTCTCTAACCGAATGGCAGAGGTAATAGAACTGCCAATAGACTATAGTGGTCCTATCACAGTTGGTGACACGTTACTTGTGCACCATAATGTATTCAAGTTCTATAACGACATGAGGGGAAGAAGGAAGAGCGGAAAAAGCTTTTTCAAAGAAGACCTATTCTTTATTGAGCCTGACCAATTCTTTTTATATAGCCACAACGACAATTGGTTTGCACACGACAGATACTGTTTTGTCAAGCCTATTCCTGCTATCGAGACTTATATAAGCAAACCATTTAGCGAAGAGCCATTAATGGGTCAGATGAAGTACCCTAACAAGTATCTAATGTCTGAGGGAATTATGCCCGGGGATATTGTGTGCTTTAAGCCTGACAGCGAGTATGAGTTTGAGGTGGATGGAGAGAAGTTGTATCGAATGTATGACCATCAAATTACAATCAAGCTATGACAGCAACAGAACTAAGACTAAAGATTATTGAGGCCGGATATAAGGCGGTTGAGCAACTAATCAAGGTTGCCAAAGAGGATATCATTAAGATTAATGCTGAGGATGATTTGGCAGCGGATAAATTAAAGAATGCTGCCGCGTCAAAGCGTTTAGCTATATTTGACGCATTCGATATCCTTAATCGTATTGAAACTGAAAAAACAAGCTTACAAGAAATAGCAGATGGACCATCAAGTGTTGACACCAAAAAGGGATTTGCAGAGCGACGCGCAAAATAATCTATACCGCGTTCTTGAAAATCATGTTCCCAAGCAGGTACTGAACCAAAAGAACAGGAACCGTAGTTGGGAGTATGGATATAATGACCAACACGATATGATTATTATATCGAAGACAGGTCAGATTGGAGAAGTTGTCAACATCTCAGGGATTAATATTGCACTACCATTAGCTCCTAAAGAGTGTTCTCAAAGACACTCAAAAGCATCAGAGCAATATTGGGAGAGACAGGACCTTCCTCAGCAGCTATCAAAGATACAGTCTATATTTCAGTGGCATGATATGCCTAAGGAGTTCAAGATTAGATACGTTGACTACATTGAAGAAGAGTTCGATAGAAGAGAGAATGGTACTTGGTTCATGAACAATGGTGTGCCTACCTACATAACAGGTGCTCACTACATGTATCTTCAGTGGGCTAAGATTGACGTCGGGTTCCCTGACTTCCGTGAGGCGAACAGAATACTATATATATTTTGGGAGGCAGCTCGTGCTGACTATAGGTCATTTGGAATAATTTATCTAAAGATACGTCGTTCAGGGTTCTCGTTTATGACATCATCAGAGTGTGTCAACATAGGAACTCTTGCAAAAGATGCAAGGGTTGGAATCCTATCTAAGACAGGTTCCGATGCCAAGAAGATGTTTACAGATAAGGTTGTTCCAATCAGCTCTAACCTACCTTTCTTTTTCAAGCCTGTTCAAGACGGTATGGATAAACCTAAGACAGAGCTTGCATATCGCGTTCCTGCATCTAAGATTACCAAGAAGAACATGTCAGACATTGATTCAGACGAGGTTGAAGGGTTAGATACTACAATAGATTGGAAGAATACAGAGGATAACAGCTACGATGGTGAGAAGCTACTTATGTTGGCTCATGACGAGAGTGGTAAATGGATTAAACCGAATAACATCCTAAACAATTGGCGCGTAACAAAGACTTGTCTGCGTTTGGGTTCTAAGATTATTGGAAAGTGTATGATGGGTTCTACCTCAAATGCACTAGCAAAGGGTGGTCAAAACTTTAAGAACTTATACGAGGACTCTCGCGTATCTACGCGTAATGCCAATGGTCAGACTAAGTCAGGACTATATGCTCTATTCATTCCTATGGAGTGGAATATGGAGGGATTCATTGATAGATATGGTATGCCTGTCCTACGCAAACCAACTAATCCTGTGAAGGGGGTTGACGATGCTTGGATTATGAACGGAGCTATTGACTATTGGGAGGCAGAGGTTGATTCACTTAAGAATGACCCTGATGCACTCAATGAGTACTACCGTCAGTTTCCTCGTACTGAGTCACATGCATTTAGGGATGAGTCAAAGGCAGCATTATTCAACCTTACAAAGATATATCAGCAGATTGACTACAACGACTCACTTATACAAGAGCATCACCTAACACGTGGTTCATTCAGTTGGAAGGACGGAATAAAAGATACTCAGGTAATATTTACTCCTGATAAGAGAGGCAGGTTCTTAGTTGGATGGACTCCGGCTAAACATCTTCAGAATCAAGTATATGACAAACACGGTATAAAATATCCCGGTAATGAACATATCGGGGCGTTTGGATGTGACTCCTATGATATCTCAGGGGTAGTTGTAGGTAGAGGTTCTAATGGAGCACTACATGGGCTAACCAAGTTTCATATGGACGACGCGCCTATCAATCAATTCTTCTTGGAGTACATAGCTAGGCCACAGACCGCAGAGATATTCTTTGAAGAGGTATTGATGGCATGTGTGTTCTACGGTATGCCAATCTTAATTGAGAACAATAAGCCAAGGCTACTATATCATTTCAAGAATAGAGGGTACCGTGGGTTCTGTATTAACAGACCCGACAAGACTTATAATAAGCTATCGAAAACTGAGCGTGAACTTGGAGGCATACCTAACTCATCTGAGGACGTTAAGCAGGCACATGCCGCTGCTGTTGAGTCATATATCGAGAAGCACGTAGGTATGGTAAGTGAGGATGAAATGGGCTTTATGCCTTTTACAAAAACTCTT